CCGTCTCTGGTAGCAGAAACTTTGATTCCGCTAGTATTAGCTTCAATGACATAATAAGGAGAACCAGAAGAAAGACCACCAGTAACGCTACCAGTAGTATTAGAGTAAACAACAATATCACCCACGTTAAGTACAAGGTTGCTTCCATTTAGGTTGTTTAGTGAGATAAAGCCAGAGCTGACATTAATACCACCATTTGCACCGCTTGTAGCAAAAGCTACGTTTGCAGTTGTGTTCTGTGTATAAGCTTTATCAGTTACCAACAGATATTGCTGGCCAATAGTAGAGTTACCAGCAAGAATATAATCACCAATAGCAACGCTGTTAAAAGCAGTATTTACATAAGTGTTTGAAGAGCCATTGGCAACGACAACACCAAAGGGCGAACCTACAGCAAGCTCAAGGCGCGCAGTATCAAGATTGATATTTGAATTGAAACCGCCCGCAGTGTCGCAAACAGAAATTCTTAGAGAGTTACCCATTTCGCCTGGGAATCTAGCAACATACAGTAGGTCGCTATCAAAACTACCTGCCTTGTTGATATATTCATTTTCATTCTTAACAATTTGATGTACTAAATTTGCTACGATAACATCAGTTGCAGAAGCATCAGCAGCAACCGCAGTATAAGTTGTGTCCAAACGAGCAAAGTTTAGATTTGAGTTTGAAGCTGCAGCAGCGCCTGTGGTTGCAGGGAAAATAGCCTTTGCCAAAACGACAGCAGTAGAGTTGACTGTATTAATAGCATATGCTGTTCCAGTTGAAGGAATAGCAGTAATATTGGCAGACTGAGTTATGTACATACCAGCTTCAAGACCAGTAGTAGTACCAACCAATACTGTGTTACCAACTGTACTATTACCAGTGATGACAAAGTTTACATTAGCTGGAGTAGCTCCAGTTGTTTTAGCAGCACGAGAAACGTATAGACGATTTGCATATGCAAGGAAGTTTGCAGCAGTAAAGAAAGTTTCTGCGTTGTGATTAGTTGGTTTGCCGAATCTGTTAGCTAGAAGGTTTTCGGAGTCTATAAGAACTCTTTCGCCGATTGGACCCCAACGGAATACACCAGCAAAAGCACCATCTGAAGTGGCAACCGCTGGCACAACTGTTGTTAGGTCAATCTCGCTTACATTAACCCCTGGTGATAGTTGAAAAGCCATATTTTTCTCTCCTTTATGAGAATGTACGAAAGTATTTTCAAATTATTTATTAAAAGCAGGATTTTAGAAGTTCGACGAAGACCTCCACATCCAACTATCAGGGACTAAACGTTCGTACTCAGAATCGAGGTTGTCCTCTCTACCATCAAAAACGAAGCCGAAAGGAGCCAAATCATTCTCCATATCCTCTTCGTTTTTGTCACGGAGAGACATAAGAGTGTTTATATTAGTGTAATCTTTGAAGTATTGCTGTTCAGACAACCAAGCAAAAAGAACCAAACACATAACCAAGTCATCGTGTTTTCCAGGTTCAGCTTCATAAGAGTTACCCTTTCTGGAAAAAGTAGACAGCTCATTTATAGTATGAAAATCGTTAACAACAAACTGGTTTTGCTCGATCAATAGTTTGAGCATAGAACAACCTACGGACTTGACGAGTTTGGTAGTTCTGATACCCTTGTCCGCTGTACGACCGCTAAATCCTGCAGTTACCTGTTTACCTGCACGACCTGAATTTTCGGTGAATAGGATATTTTCATAACCAAAGTCGTAGTGTATAGAGTGAGATACTTGTTCTCCGATATCATTTATTTCTACAAGAACGGCTGCATTGTTATAAGCCTTGGCAGTTCTATGAATAACATCTGCATAGTCGATCGGAGTTATAGCATTGTTTCTATATGAACAAGCTTGGGTATATGGCATTTTTGTAACGTCTATAACTTGAAACGCCGAATAGTCTAATCCCTTGCCTCTAGAAACGTCGGAGATTATAACATAGATATGTCCTGGTTGAGGCTTGGTGTACTGATACAACCCCTCTTGTTTAACGAGCGGAATTTGTTCAACCAATTCCTTCAGCTTCCAACCTGCAATAAGCGTGCCCGAGCTACCAAGGAACTCACAGTTCATTTCCTGATCGAACTTCTCTGTATCGAAGTTCATACCAGCTAGAGTTTCTTGTCTCCACTTTTCGTCTCTGCCTGGAACAGATCTCCAGTTAACGAGAATCGGGTTGTACCCATTCTTACCTTCCATAGCATTTTTCCAAGTGCTATGGAAGTGATTCAAACCGTTAGGGGTTGAAACGAGAACGATCTTAGAATCTTTACCTGACGAAATGGTAGGATAAACCGAGGTGAAGAACTCATCCCAGTTTTCAATGTGCGCCGCTTCGTCGATAAACAGAAGGTTGATAGTATAACCACGGATAGCACTCGCAGAGGTAGCGGCGGCGATAACACGGCTGTCGTTTTCAAGTTCGAACGACCCTTTGTTCCATTCCTTAACTCCCTGTTGCAGCCACTTAGGTAAATGCTGATAGGCAAGCTGAACGCGACCAAGGATTTCTCGAGCCGTATCTCCTTTGTTGGCCAACAGAGCCACAGTCTTGGCTGGATGAAAGATAATATACCAAAGGATAAAACCGCAAGTAGTAGTCGACTTACCTGCCTGACGAGCTGTTGTAACGATAGTGTTACGATTATCTTTAAACGAAGTTAGCATATCCCTCTGATACGGGTACGGTTTGAAGTTTTGCAAGCCGTCGTTCAAAGTAATAATCTTCATATGGTTTTCAATGAAGTAGATAGGATCTTCCGAACACTTTACCCACTCTTGAATAAGCTCTGGCGTCCACTCAATATCTTGATTGGATCTTTTTAGTAGGACGTTACCCTTGTAACCTTTTTCATTATCAAGCGCCGCCATTGTTCTTCATATCTTTCAAAACCTTTTGTAGTTCAGCTGTGGAACCAACAAACAGGTTATTGTTAATCGTCTTGGCTTTTTCATTGACCGGAGTATCAGCAGCGTCAATTTCACGAATCTTAGTTTGTAGTGCCAATAGTTTTTCGTTTGCATTAAGCATCGTGTCCATAAGCTTGGCCAAAACTTCAAACGCTCTAGGATGCTGTGAGCTATCTGCGATTTGAGCCAGCTTAACCATGGCTTCGGAACCGTTCTCGATCATATTGTGTATATTCGCGCGTGCGATTTCGAAATCCTGTTTGGCACTATCATTATGTGCGTTTACCAGCATTTGCGAAATTGCATCAGTTTCTTTTTCAATAGGTGTTAATCCCAGCGCCTTACCGATAGGATCATTCTCATTTTCTTCTTCACTCATTCTATCTCATCTGTGTTATATATTTGAGTCACAAAACCAAAGTCATCAGTAGCTTCAATTTCATTGTAAGCAATTGTACCTGTGTTGGCATTAGGTCCACCGTAATAATTTATCGGTTGACTATTAGCGTTTAGTCCGGGTTGTACCGTGACCTTTTCTGCGATCGGAGTTTCACCAACTGCATCTTGTAGTTTACCGTCCTCCACACCAGGAATGTAGAAGTTAAGATTAATAAACTTGATAATACCAGAACTGCGAACAGGGCCAAATAGATATCCTTTCAAAACTAAATCAAGAGTCCAAATAATGGCTCTTCTTTCTTTAAAATTGCCATCGTAAGTGTCGTTGTAGCTTACGTTGGTCAATGTAATAGGAATGTCCATATTTACTTCCATTTCCGGAATCAAACTTACAGTTGTTGTCCAGTCAGGAGTAAAGTATGGAAGAATCTGCTCAATAATCTTGGTGCCGTCTTCAGCATTCTTGGCGTATATGTAAACCTTGAACTCTATATTATAGGGAACAGGGTTGTACTGATACTTCATCTTATTTGCGTTCGTTGAATCGCGAACAGCAATTTTGCCTATAGTGTTTAACTTTCTAGTTCCGTCATAGGACATACGTCCCATTTCGAAAGAGATAGCTGGCAAAGGCATAGTTGCAGTTGGTCGATCTAACCCTGGATCTTGAACCACACGAGCCAACATTTTATCTTTTGGTGCATATGTAATTGGCACCTTCAAAAGAGAAGTGGTGTTTCCTGCAGCGTCTGAACGTGTTATGCGGATATTGTTAAACAAAGTTCCAGTTAAGATCACGTATTTTCTGATAAGACTGAAGTAGAAAGGTTTATTACCAAACATTAAATAGACCTTTCAGAGAATGGATCATATGCCGTGAAGTCCACAAACAAATCAGATTCGCGCTGAATTTCGTCGTTCTCAGCGTTAAGGATTA